TGTTGCCGCCTGGCGGCCATGCGCAACATCTATCTGACCGACGACGCCAACGGCAATATCGTCGGCATGCGAGCATCGGGGTCGGGAGGTTCCGGCGCGCAGCTGACCGAGGGCGGCAACATCAAGTCCGCAATCGCGGTGTTAAGCACTCGCGATGCGCTAGAACAATACGATGTCCAGGGCCAGAATTTTTCGACCGATCAGCGCTGGGGCCGGCAGGCCAGCGCGGTCTCGGCGACGGGGGGATATAGCGGCGAGCCTGGTACTTACAAGAATACGACAATGCCGATGCCGGGCGACTCGACCGACGCGGCGATGTATTGCCAACGTGTGATCGGCGAAGATGCCGCGCGGTCGGTCGAAGTAACGGTGGTCGTGCGGGGATGGTTCGCTGACGGCGGCAATCTCTGGATTGCAATGATCGGGCAACAGGTCACGGTCAATTCGCCGTTGCTGTTTCCGAATGACAAAACAATGTCACTCTATATCCGCGGCGTCACGCACAAGCAAAATGATGCGACGGGCACGGAGACAGAGATCGTGCTCTGCAACATCTTCGGGCTTGGCGGCGACGCGCCCGCCGGAACTGATGAAACGATGCCGGGCGGAACGCCTACACCGGCGACGCCGGATGCTCCCGATGCGCCTGATCCGGCCGCCAGTCCTGGCGAATTTTAACCGGTCGAGAGGACACGGAATGCCGCAGATCGGAAAACCGCAGACGGGCCTGGACCGAACCGCAAACGGGATAGGGCGCGCGTTCATCACAGCGACCGACGACACGAAGTTGTGGCAGGAGGTTACTCATAAGGGCCACCAGAACGAACAGGCTGACACAATCGAGCACGCTCATCCCTACGGCTTCACCTCGCGCGTGCAGCCGCCGTCGAACGGCAAGGGCGCGGAGGGGATCGTCGTCTATCCCACCGGGGATCGATCGCACGGCGTCACGGTCGTCAACGGCGATCGTCGTTATCGGCTCTATAAGCTAGCTAACGGCGAAGTAGCGCTGCATGACGATCTTGGCCATCAGATCCATATGTCGCGGACAGGGATCGTCGCATCGGCGCCAAACAGCAAGAACATCACCCTCCAGATCATGGAGAGCGATGCCCTCCCGCAGGATCAGAAATACGCTCAGGTACAGCAGAAGGGACGCCCCACCGTCGCAACGTTCGTCCTCAACGCAAAGGGACTCACAATCAATGCTCCCCAGATTACGCTCAATGCAACCGGCGGTGCGCTGACGATGACCGCGTCCGGCACTACGACGCTCACTGCGCCGAACATCAAGATCAACGGCAACGTCGACATCAATAGCTGAGGCTCGGCGACGATGGGATTTCCTGTGGCGAGGCTTGGCGACACGGGGACGCACGGCGGCGCGATTATCACCGCGGCATCGAAGACGAAGTGCGAGGGGCAGATGGTAGCGCGCGTAGCCGACATCTACAACTGCCCAATCCACGGCCCCAACCCAATCAAGTCCGGCTCGCCACAGTGGATCACGGAGGGACACCTGACTGCCCGCACTAGCAGCACGACGGCGTGCGGCGCGACGATCATCGGTGGCGCGACCAAGACGTTTTGCGACTGACATGACCGACATCCGCATCGTCCAATACTCGCAGTTCGCTGGGCCCGTGCTGCTTGATTGGTTGCTGACGCCGCTCGGACAATTGGACGAGACCGAGCAGCTTGCGACCGCCATCATTGTCGCGCTCGGGACCGATGGGCTGGCCGCCGCGACCGACACGCTGCCGAACATCGGCGACGACAACCTCAGAGGCTGGTGGGGCGATCTCGACGCGGACATAATCTGGAACGGCTGGCCGATCGGTTCGAAGTTGTGGCTACTGTCGCGATCGAAGATCACCGGCGCGGGCTCCAAGCAAGGCCCAACCGTCGCGCAGGTGCAGCACTACATCAATGCCTGCATCCAGCCATTCATCAAGGCGAGAGTCGCGACGTCGTTCACGTCCGTGGTGACCAATCCAGACCGCGACACGATCGCAGCGAGCATCGTGATCCATCGCGGGCCTAAGTCCGACATTGCCTTGCAATGGCAGAATCTCTGGAACGATATCGGAGCGGGGTGACAGCGGATGCCTTGGATCACGCCCGCCCTTAGACAGTGGAGACAGCAGAGCCGGGATTACGTCGTCTCGCAATTGCCGACCGGCGGCGTCTTGCTGCCGAACTCGCCGCTGCGCGTCATGGCGGACAACGGCGCCTCGCTGTCCTACCAGAACATGCTCTATATCAGTTGGCTGGCGCTGCAATTTCTTCCGGACACATGTGAGGACTCGTGGCTGGATAGGCAGGCATCCATCTGGCTGCCGAACAACGGACGCAAGGCTGCGTCCTACGCATCTGGCTCAATATCGGTCACCGGCGTTGCCGGCGTCATCCTTCCCGCCGGGTCGATCTATTCGGCGCCGACCAGCGCGGGCACGGTGCAACTGCAAACGACCGCGGCCGTTACCGTCAGTTCTGAAGCCACGCCGGTTGCCGTGGTGTCGCTTGCGGCGGGCGCGATCTCGAATCTTGATGCTGGCGCGCTGGTTTCGTTGACGGCTGGCCCGCCAGGCGGTGGCGTCGACGGGACAGGGACCGTGATTGCGCTCGGCGGCGGGGCCGGCGCAGAGACCGACGCGCAGCTGCGCGCGCGGGTTCTCAACCGCATCCAGCAGCCGCCGATGGGCGGAGACGGCAATGACTACGTCCAGTGGGCGGAGATCGTCCCCGGGGTCACGCGCGCCTGGTGCTCGCCCTTGGAGATGGGCGTTGGCACGGTCACCGTGCGATTCATGATGGACTCGCTGCGCGCCGCCAACGGCGGGTTCCCCACCCCGGTCGATGTCGCTGAAGTGCAGTCCTACATCAACACGCGGCGCCCTGTGACGGCAATCGACGCCTTCGTCGTCGCGCCCGTCCCGGAACCGATCAATTTCACGCTGTCCGGCCTCAACAATAAGAGCGCCTCGACGCTGCAGAACGTCGAGGCGAGCGTCTCGGCGATGCTGCTGGCGCTCGGCGCCCCGGCGTTCTCACTGAATGGCGTCTCGCAGCCAGCACAGACGATCTATGCGGCGTGGATAAATGACGCGGTCTACCAGGCGACGGGGGTCAAATATTTCGATCTCAGCATGAGTGATCACGCGATGCCGGGCCCGAGTGCGATTGCCACGCTCGGCAACATTATTCTCGGTTAGTGGGGCTGAAAATGTCGGGCGACAACACGACACTGAACGCCGGGAGCGGCGGCGATACCGTCCGCGACATCAATCGCAGCGGCGTCAAAACGCAAGTCGTTCAGCTCGATATGGGAGGCGAGTCGGCGGAGCAACTCGTCACATATTCCTCGCCGCTTCCCGCTACGCCTGTTTCGGTCATCGGCGTCTACCAAGAGGGCGTTATCGCAGGCGCCGGTAATCCGCAGTGGGTCCTTTCGGGGGTCGTCCCGACTAATGGATTTGAGTTGACAAATAACGACACGGCCCAAAACCTGCATTTCAGAGAAAACGCGCCTGCTTCCGTGGCGTTTGGTCCGTCGACCGTGATCCCCCCCCTTGGAAGATACGTCTCTCCTCCCGGTTACAAGCCGACTGGCCCCGTCAGCGTCACAGGCGACGCGACTGGCCAATCGTTCATCGCTCGGGTTTTCTAAGCAGTGACTATCCTTCTGTCGTCTCTGAACCTCGGGGCGGCGCCAATTCCTCCCGCGCCTGCCCCTCCCACTCCGGTAGTGATTCCCGCGTCTGCAACCTTGTACGCAGGTCCATACGCTCCTTCGGTCATCCTCTCCGCCTCATCTCCCGCTGTTTCATCAGCCGGGCTCACAATCCACACCGGCGAAGACTACGCCGAGGCGTTTGCCAACGAATTGCCTACAGGGCCGGCATGGCCGCGCGACCCAAGCTCGACGCTAATGACCGTCGTCGGTGGTCTGATGCAGCCATGGGGCGATGTCGACAGCGCCGCGGCTAACCTGCTGGAGACAGAGCTCGACCCGCGAAGCACAATCTTGATGCTCCCGGACTGGGAGCGAAACTTCGGCCTGCCGGATCTATGCAACAAAGAGGCGATGACGACCGCCGACCGGCACAATGCGCTGGTGCAGCGCATGACGATGAAGGACGATCCTACCCCGGCAACGTTTATTCAACTCGCCGCAGATCTGGGCTACACGATCGACGTCGTCGAGCATTCGCCCTTCATGTGCGGTATCTCTCAAGTCGGCGACACGCGCGCGGCAAATTACGTCCAGGATTGGTATCGCTGGGAGATCGGGGCGCCCTCGATGCGTTTCACCTTCACGGTGGTCGTGCAGAATTGGCGGTTGACATGGTTTCGCGCCGGTTCTGGGCAGGCCGGCGTCGATCCGATGGTGCAGATCGGCCGCGCAACCGACCTTGAATGCATCATCCGCCGGTTCAAGCCGGCGCATACGTACGCCTTCTTCAGCTACAGCGATTTTGCCATCGGCGGCGCGATGGCCGGAACTCCTTAGCGTGGTTCAGAGAAACTGCGACCGCTGTTGAAGTAAATCCAGATACTGTTTTACATCGTTCAGAAGCAGCACGACGTGGATGGTGTAAGCGGAACCTCAGGGCAATAGGAGGCTAAAATTCAATACAACTGTCCCTGGGGGGCAACTGACCCGAACGCCGGATTCGTGAATGGCAATCCCGCGTCCGGCGTCCCTGGTTCTATCCCTCCTGCCGCTTCGCTCGAGTATGATCAGCGCGAGATCATCAATGCGATCATGGCTGCGGGTCTCACGCCGAGCAATAACGACCTCACACAACTGACGCAGGCGATCGAACTGTTGGGGCGCATCCCCTACGTGATCGATCAGGGCGTTGCGAACATGATCGTGGTCAACCCTGACCCGATCATCACTGTGTATGCGAACGAAATTGTTCTGGCGATCAAAGTAGCGGTTGGCAATACCGGCGCCGTGACGATCAACGTCAGCGGCCTCGGCCCA